AGCGAATAGTCTGTTATTTTAAAATGTGAAGTAGCGATGTGGACGACGACACATAAGCTTTAGAGTGCGGAGAAAGACCGCTGCTGGATGAACTTAAACTCTTCACCGACCGCTTACTGGTTGCTGAAAGATACTCCTAGAAGGTTTAATTCCTTCCTACTTTACACCCTCTCACTCATCAAATTTATGACCTACGGCGAACGTCTCACGCTGCTAATCGACGCAGCATTTGCTACCAAAGTAAACGCAACTGAAAAGCCATTTCGCACGCACCTTGGAGCAAGTGTCATTGGGGAATCTTGTCAGCGTAAGATTTGGTACGGGTTCTTTTGGTACGCGAAAGAGGAATTCGACGGACGCATGTTGCGCCTGTTTGAACGTGGTCAGAAGGAAGAAGAACAATTCGCCGCTCTCCTTAGACTCATCGGAGCTACTGTCTGGACGCATGATGACAATGGTACTCAGTTCCGCATTTCAAAGTTCGGAGGACATTTCGGAGGAAGTTCTGACGGTGTAGCCGCGAAGCTCCCTGAGATTGACATTCCAGTTCTGCTGGAAATGAAAACCCACAATGATAAGTCGTTCAAGAAGCTGGAAAAGGAAGGTGTTGAGAAATCCAAACCGAAGCACTTCAAACAGATGCAGGCTTACATGGTAGAAATGGGTTTGGAACTTGCTCTCTATTGTGCGGTAAACAAGAACGACGATCACCTTTATTTCGAGCAAGTGGAACGCAATGTGGATACCGGACGTACCATTGTGGATAAAGCTGAGTCAATCATTTTCGGACAGGGGATGCCTCCGCGTATCTCGGATAGTCCGAGTTGGTACGAGTGCTCATATTGTCCGATGAAAGGTGTGTGTCACCTGCAACAAACCCCTCGAATCAACTGCCGCACCTGTGCCTTTTCTAAACCCGAAAGGGATGGCTCTTGGTCTTGCTCAAAACAACAATCTGAAATAACAACCGCTCCTATGACTGGATGCGACAACCACAAACATAAGTATGACGCCTGAATCTCAAACTCTCGATAAACTAATAGGGATTATCTTTCACCCTTTAGGAACAGCTTCAACTGTAACTGAACAGTTGTGGTCGTTTACTAAACGTACCCCTTCCACAATCATAGGTCGTCTCATTGACGTGATGACTTTCATTCCACTCAGGTTCACGATTTGCATTTTAGCTGCTCCAGTATTCACCTTTTTAATTACAGCAGCTTTTCTGACAATCGGTATCGTTATCCTACCTTACGCCTTATACGCTTACATTCTCACTGGAGAAAACATTCTAAAACAAAACCATGAAAACTAAAAAATCTCAACTTGACGGCTCTCAGCAGTTCTCGAACCTGTGCGAAGAGTTAATTAACAATTTCCCATATCTGTACCCTGAAGTGTCGAGGACTCGACAAACTGAATGGATGGCGTTTATCTTCCAGCATCAGTCAGAAGATCGAAAAGTTAAAATGGCAGAAGGACAATCCGTTTCAATGGACGGAGCTTGTCTACAATGCGTCGAGGATTACCACAATCGCTTACGAATCGAGACGAGAAAACAGGAACTCTTGACTGTACCTGTTGTTGTGGAAGCTCTCAACCTCTTTGATCCTACTATTCTTAAACCTAACAAACTATGAAACCTGACAATCTCCTCAAAACCGCCGAAGCTCTCTTCAAGACGAAGCTCATGCCTACGCAAGTCTCAATCCTCATGTATCTATTGGAAGGCGACAAGCCTAAGCAGTTGGCTACAATCGCTTCCAAAATTGACCTGACTGTGAACGGCACGGTTTACCACATTGATAAGTTTGTGAAACTAGGTCACGTCCAACGTGAAGGGAAATCCGTCCGCTTGACTCCGAAGGGTCGCGTGTATGCAAAATCATTAGCCGTTAAAGTAGAAATGGGGAACGCAGCATGAGCACCCACAACATACAACGTACCTCGAAAGGTGAAGGTCTGGATAGAGCGATCACGCCTCTCTGCTCTTGTGGTTGGCACGGTCGGACTGAGCACGCTCACAATGACTATATGTGGTCAAACCTTGAGGAGCAGGAGGACGAACATCGTAGGGACGTGAAGGAGAGGGAGGAGAGACATTTCCTTCCGTCTGAGTTGGAAACGGATAGACTTGAAGACTGAACCATGAGCGGAAACCTACACTTTAAAAAGAAGCACGGTTCCTTGACTATAATCAAGGACTGGATTGAAACGAATCCTATCAGCGGAGTCCGTTACCGAGCCTGTAAGGTCAAGTGCGTTTGCGGGATCGTGATTCAAAAGCTGAATTACGCTCATGTAAAGTCAGGTAGGATTACGAATTGTGGTTGTGACCAATGATTACTCCTCGTGACTACCAAGAAGAAGGAATTGTCGGATTGTTTGATTTTTTTCAAACGCATCCTGAAGGCAATCCGCTTCTCGCTTATCCTCCCGGTAGTGGGAAAACGGTCGTGATTGCTGAGTTCATCCGTCGCGCACTCAGTCTTTACCCTCAAACCCGAATCTTAAACCTAGTTCACGTTAAGGAGTTGATCGTTCAAGCTCATCAAAAGCTGTTGGAATTGTGGCCAAGTGCGCCTGCTGGAATATATTCAAGCGGACTTAACAGACGCGACTTGCATCTTCCTATCATTTTTGCAGGTATCGGCTCAATCGTAAATCAGATTACGAAACTAGGTCACTTCGACTTAGTTCTAATCGACGAATGTGATATGATTAGCCACAATGAACAGACGCAATATCGAAAGCTGTTCAAAGCTTTAATTGAGGTCAATCCCGCTATCCGATTCATTGGGTTAACTGGTACTCCTTGGCGCACTGGCGTAGGATGCTTAACGCAAGGTGGAGTATTCACAGATTTGATTGTGGATTACTGTACGTTTGAGAAGTTCAACAGTCTGGTTGATCGTGGTTATCTTTGCCCTCTTATCCCAAAGCAGACGAAGACTGAGATTGATGTTACGGACGTTCATGTTCGAGGAGGTGAGTTCGTTGAATCGGAAGTTCAAAAAACAGCAGATAAAGAATCAATAACTAGAGCGGCTATTGCGGAGTCTGTAAGAACTGCACATGACCGCAATCATTGGTTAATCTTTACGACTGGAATCTCTCACGCTAACAACGTCTGTGACATGTTGAAAGAGTTCGGAGTCTCCGCAGCTTGCGTCCATACAAACTTAGAAGGTGGTGATAAGGAACGAGATTCTACAATCGCAGATTTCAAAGCTGGTCGGATTCGAGCAATGGTTGGAGTGGGGGTTTTCGGAGTTGGTTTCGATTGTCCGCAAGTGGATTGTATCGTGATGCTTCGCCCTACGATGAGTGCTCGTATCCATGTTCAATACTTAGGAAGAGGTTTGCGTATTCATTCATCCAAAACCAATACCCTCGTGTTAGATTTTGCAGGAAACACTAAGCGACTCGGATGCGTCAATGATGTGGTCACACCCCGAAAGAAGGGTAAAGGGCGAAACGGCTCCGCTCCCTTCAAAGTATGCCCGGTCTGTTCTACCTACGCCCATACGCGTGCTAAAATTTGCGTCTCTTGTTTACATGAGTTCCCTGAAGTCTTCAATGGCAAAGCCGAAGCCTCAGAACTGGAACTGATTCGCCGCGAACCAAAGGTCAAGAAAGAGAAACCACCTTCAGTCATCGTCATCCATGACGTCAGCCGTGTGGACTTCAACCTCCATAAATCACGCGATCCTTACAAGCCATGGTCTTTGAAAGCTACTTATTATTGTGGATTGCAAATATTCTCGGAGTATATGTGCTTCGAGCATCCCGCTCCCTACGCTCGTCACCGTGCTCACGAAGCTTGGAGGAAGCTGTCAGGTGGAACGACTGTTCCAGTCAACTCAGAGGAAGCGATTGGAAGAGTGAAGGAACTCCGCTCGCCTGTTCAGGTGAAGGTCGAGCATGAAGGGAAATATCCTTCGATTAAAGAATATTCATTCGTAGGTTTTAGCGATAATAATTCGTTGACACCTAAAACAATTAACGCTAATCTTATCGCACAATGAAAAGCAAAGACCTAATTCCCACCGAAGCACGTAAGACGTGGAAGAACTCAAGTTGCCCTCGTCCTGTGTCCATCGTGACACGCATCTGCGAGCGCAATCCCAACAAGAGTAACCGAGAACTGGTCGCTCTATGCGTAGCGGAAGGGGTGAGTCAATCTACCGCCTCCGTTTACGTGAGTAGATTCAAGTCGGCTAGAAAAGCTAAATAAGATTTCAGATAACCACAAACCACAGAATAATTATGCGTGAAAATTCGATAACAGAACACTTTCCCAAGATCGTCAAAGACTACATGGTGACTTCGTTCACCGGACAGAAACTCGATCAGTCTTTCGGCGATCAGTATTGGGAATTTACAGACGGAGGGGGTTTGATGCAGGTATTCGAGGCTATCGCAGACGTAGCGGAGGACTTGATTAAGGACTATGAGGAGCGTCTTGGAAACCTTACGAAAGTCGTAGAGATAAACCAGAAGTTGACCGCTTGTGAAAGCAAAGTCGAATCGTTCGGAGATGTGGTTGCGACTGGTCAAATGGCAGTTGTAGAACCTGCTCATATCCCCCTCCCACCTCTTCAACCTTTACCTCCTCCCGTCGAACCTGAACCTAAAGTCAGAAAGAAACGCGGTCCTAACAAGAAGAAACCTTGTGTCGCGTGCGAGGGGTCAGGTAACAACAGCAAAGGGGAAATCTGTCCTATTTGCAAACCGACTGAGACAAAGCCAGAAGCTCCAGTTGATGAGACGAACCTTCCTCCTGTGTTGACCGCTCCTCCAGCAAACGTCCCACCTTGGCTCGCTCAACCTGCTGCTCCTGTGGCTACGCCAGCGGCTCCCGTCTTCTTCCCACCGCCTCCGCCTCCTCCGTTTTGGAATCCTAACGCTTAACTGTATGATCCACCCTACGTTCACTTGGGTTTCTGACTGTCACACTTTGGTTATCGCTTTAACTCAAGGTCAATTCAAATCCTGTTTTCGAGATGCTGCTGTTCCAAATGACAATTCCGAAGAAGCTCAATGGGGTAGAAAACTACTCAGAGAGATTGACAACGAACGAACTAAGATTCTCAAAACTAATGACAAATGTATCGTCCAAATAGTCATTCGCAGATACGATGACGAACCCGTTTAACCTCAAATAACCACAATAAAACCATGAGAACCTTCAACTGCATTCAAATGCTGTCACTCCTTGTGGCTGCTCCAACCCTTCTTTCACTTTGTCACGGAGCTTCGTTCGTCGGAGCAGGGGCATTGTTCTACGCTGGCTGTGCGGGATTCGCCGCTCTATTCATTTGGGCAACAATCCTTATGCGAACCGCTCTAGGCGACTAATCCTAAATCCAACCACAAAACTTATGAAAAACCCTCATTACAAAATCGTAAAAGACAGACCTCTTCCAAAGTCAGGACGTTCGTTCGGTGACTTTCCACCTCTCAAGGACATGGACGTTGGAGACAGCTTCAGCTTCAATCCATCGGACGAGGGATTGTTGAAGGCGTTAGTCAACACCTACGGTAAGAAGAACGGGGCAGCGTTCATTATCAACATGGGTGAAGAAGCAATTTGCTGGAGGACGAAGTGATGAAACTCCCTCTAATAGTTAGGAACCAACACGGAGAAATATATTCCGTCCTTCAATTTGACGGAGGGTTCGCTGTAGCTGTAAATCCAAAAACTTGTAAAGTTGAACAGCTTCGACTCTTTAACATTACGGCATTAAGTGAAGCGGAGTACGAGGAATGGAAACAGAAAGGTGAACCATGAGCGAAGAACTACAACTCAACGTGACAGTCGGAGAAGGTAACAAATACACCGTTCAACAAGGTAGTGACGGACGTTTGAAATGTCTTCGTTACGGTGAAGAATGGAGAGATTGTTGTGGGGACGGTTTGATTTATACCCTTGCGGCTGAAGTCGAATCGTTGCGCGAACAGCTACGTAAGAAAGAAGAGGAGGCTTCTCTATGATCGACTCCCTCCGCTTCGCCCAACGCGCCACAGACGGTAATCCTCAGTCAGCTTTCTTTAAGATTGCTGACGGTAGGGTAACTGGCTTTAACGGCACGCTTGCAATGTCTGCTCCGCTTCAGCTGTCTTTCAACGCTGCTCCCGCTGCTGCCCCCTTCGTCAAAGCAATCAACGCTTGCGCAGGTGTTGTATCCATCGCTCAAGAGTCCGCTCACAAGATCATCG